TGACGTTCTCCGACGATAAGACAAGAACCCCTGACATAACAGCTATAAGTCCTTCAGACCTCGATAAACAGTATTTGGCTTTGCAAGAACTCTTGGTTCAAAATATTTTAACGGGGCATCGTGTAACGAGTCCAATATTAATGGGAATTAAGTCTGATAGTGGATTGGGTAATAACGCAGACGAATTAAACTCGGCAGCAAATTTTTACAGCAATACTGTGGTTAAGCCATTTCAAGAGCATATCTTAAAAGTCCTTAGAAAAATCTTTACAGTAAACAATATGGATATGCCCGTAAGATTTGAGCAGCTTAAACCAATTACTACAAGATTCACGAATCAAGACTTAGCTGCTGTAATGACTCAAGATGAAATCAGAGAGGAGCTTGGTTTAGCTCCTTTAAATGAAGATGTAGAGGTTAGAGAAGATTTTAGTAAAGTAGGTATGATAGACGGAAAGCCTGTTTTTAGCACCATAGGAGAGGCTGAGGCTCACGCAAAGACTTTAGGGTGTGAAGGGTATCACGAACACGAATATGAAGGCAGAACGTCTTATATGGCTTGTGAGGGGCATTCTGAAGCAACTGAGCTATCTAAATTTATTGAAGATTTTGGAGAAGATATGTCAGATGAATGGGAATTAGTAGATGAAGAAATAGTAGACGGAGAACATCAAGACTTTAACTATGAAGAAGTATTAAATGAACTAGCTACTGAAAAGATAGAACTAGCTTCTACAGGAAGCCCTAAGCCTGGAAGAAAATCTGAGCAAGATGGTATATCTAAAAAGTCTTTTGATTATTTTAGAGTTAGGTATGTTTATGAAAAAGATGATTTTTTAACAAACAAGTCAGGAACTAGACGGAAGTTTTGCCAACAAATGATGGGTGCAAATAAACTTTACAGAAAGGAGGACATAATTAATATGACTACAAAAGCAGTTAATCCAGGCTTTGGTAAAGGTGGGGCGAATACGTATTCTATTTGGCTCTACAAGGGCGGACCTCAATGTTTCCACTTTTGGACTCGTAGAATCTTCAAGACTGTAATAGGAGAATCTAAGACTACTAAAATAGAAGATGCTGATTTAATAGGCTATACTAAGGCTAGGTCAGAAGGCTTTACTGCTAAAAGAAATGACAAGCTAGTAGCAATACCACCAAGACGAATGAAAAATAACGGATATATAAACCCAAGATAATTATGTCATACGTACTATTTATATCAGAAGAACGCTTAAAAGCTTCAACGACAATCGGTCTTTCAGTAGACCCATCTTTGCTCCTTCCGTATGTAAAGCAATCGCAGAAGCTCTATGTAGAGACTAAGCTAGGCACAGACTTAAATGAAAAATTAAAAACATTAATTATAGCGGGAACAGTTAATGATGCAGGTAATGAGGCTTATGCAACTTTGCTAAATGATTACATAGCGGATATGCTTCCGAGCTTCGCCCTATATATGGCTCTACCATTTCTTCGCTTTAAAATCGAAAACGGCAATATCTACTCAAAGACGTCAGAGACAGGGAATGCTTTATCTACGGAAGAAGCTCAACACCTTAGAAATGAAGTTTTAAATACGGCAGAATATTATATGGAAAGAATGATTGACTACATAAGAAACAATACAGCTAGCTTTCCTGAATACTCAACGAATACGGGTGCAGACGTTACTCCTGACCGCAACTCCTATTACTCGAATATGAACCTTGAAAGACCTAACCAGCAGGGAACTAGATTAACATTGAGAAACTTTTTAAACGCTGGGGATTAATGAGAAAGACTTATAAAGTAAAAGAGAAAAACAAAACTAAATTAAAAGCATACTTAAAAGATGGCACTAAAACAATTAGCAAAGGAGGTCGGGGATGTAGTGATATTAAACACAACGATATTAAGCGTAGCAACCTTCACTAACCTAGAAGTATTATTAAAGATTATCCTTTTATTAGTGTCAATTATTTATACAATAGACAAGTGGTGGTTTAATCAAAGAAATAGGTAATGCCTAAGAAACGCAAATTAAATAGTACTAATCCTAAATGGATAAAAAAAAATGAAAAGGATATTAAAGTGCGTACAGAATTTGTTGCAGAAGTTAGGGGTGTTAAAATCTTCAAAGTCTATTACCTCTAGTTTGGCTTCTATAAACCTTCTTATAATAAGGGATATGTTTACAGAAGAATCTACCATTGGAGAGCTGTTTTTAAATGGTGAGAGAATGTGCGACACTTTAGAGCTTCCTTATAAAGACAATCAAAGAAACATAAGCTGCATACCAGCAGGCGAATACAAGGTCAGACTAAGACTACCAAGAGAATCAGCTACAAGAGATTATCTACACTTACTTATAAAAGATGTTCCTGATAGGGATTTTATACTTATACATATCGGAAATTACCCCTCATCAACTCAAGGATGTGTACTGGTAGGCTTAGGGAGTGAACAGGACGTTGTTCATAACTCTACGTTAGCTATGAACTTATTAATCAAAGAAATAATAAATTTGGGCGGCGAAAATATTAATTTAATAATCAAAAATAAATAAAAATGAAAAAATGGATAATCCTTCAGACGATAAAACGTATGGCTTCAAGTCGTAAATTTATCTACACAGCAATCGGTTGTATGGCTACACTACTTAGTGACCAATTAGGTCTAAACCCAGATGAAGTAAAAAACATACTTTTAAGTATAGCAGCACTTGTGTTAGGTCAAGGTATTGCAGATGCTAAAAAATAATCGTTATAGATTAAAACCCCACGAGGTAGCTGCTATACAAAAGATGCGAGAATCTGAAACTAGGAACATCTTAGTCATAGGAGATTTGCACGAACCATTTTGTTTAGATGGCTACCTTGATTGGTGTTTAGAGCAGTACGAAACTTTTAATTGTAATCAAGTAATCTTTATTGGCGACATTTTAGATAATCACGCATTCAGTTACCACGAGCCAGACCCAGACGGAATGTCGGCAGGCTTAGAACTTGAAAAGACTATTGAAAAAGTTTCTGAATGGTATAAAGCCTTTCCTGATGCTGATGTTTGTATTGGCAACCACGATAGAATGGCAGCCCGTAAATCATTTTCAGGCGGAATCCCTCAAGCTTGGATAAGGTCTTATAATGAAGTATTAGAAACTCCTAATTGGAATTGGGTAGAATCTATCTCTTATGATAATGTACTTTACGAACACGGAGAAGGAGGGCAGGCAGCAGCTAAGTCTAAGAATAACCTAATGTCCTCAGTCTGTGGTCATACTCATACCTTAGCTTATGTACAATGGTTCTGCGGCAAGAAGTATAGAGTCTTTGGAATGCAGGTCGGTTGTGGCGTGGATTCTACGACCTATGCAGCAGCTTATGCCAAGAACTTTAAAAAACAATCAATCGGCTGTTCAGTCGTTTTAAATAACGGCACTCTACCTATTAACCTATTAATGCCTTTATAGCACCCCCCTTTAGCCGTTTTAAGCACTTTCTTTTCTTTTTGACCCCTATATACTAGACAGCACCTAAAGTCTTTGCTAGATGTAAACACTTAAAATGTTAATAACTTAGTTTATAATTGTGTTTATATAGTTGTTAATTCAAATATTCTTTTTATCTTTGTCATATCAAAAGGGAAACAAAACCCACTAAAACAAAATTAACTAAAAAAGAAAAGAAAAATGAAAAAATTAACAATCATCATCAAGCAATTAATCAAGATAGTAACATTTGACACTTCTTATCCGACTACACGAATCAATTTAGTGAAATACGGAGTAGGCGAATTCAAAAATGGTAATTACGAATACAATCAATACAAAACATTAATCAATTACTTAAAAAATTCTAAAACAGATTTATCAATAAACAAATAATAATCAGGGGGTGTAAAAACCCCCACTAAAAACAACAAGAATATGAAAAATCAATTTAGAGTAATCAACAGAACAACAAGGGAAGAACAAGTGTTCAACTCAAAAGAATTAAAGAGATTCTTTAATTGCGAGTATGATTCACAGACAGGAAAAATCAAATACAATAATGAGCATAAAGACTATGCTATTAGCTATGTAAAACCTAAGACCGAAACTGCTTTAGAGATAATAGGCTTTAGTTGTTTTGGTTTAGCACTAATTATTTTAATAACCGAAATAGTAATGAAATGGATATAAGAGACGCTGAATATCAAGAATGGTTTAATGCACCTCAGTTTGACCATTGGTCAAAAGAACCACCATTAGACAATACAAAAGTACTATGCGAATATTGGGGACTAAAAAATGACCCTGATGTAAAAGTCATAGGAACTGAATTACAGACTTACAATCTATTTGCTAAAAAACTTAAAGAAGATGGCTGGCAAATACGACTAGACTATCAAGATGATTTACTTCCTGAATATGCTGAAGCGTATGAAGACAATAACAAGAAACCAATAATAATAAATTTAAAATAATGACTAAAAAAGAATTAGAAGAACAACTTATGGAAATGCCTGAATTAGAAAATGAATTAATACACAAAAGAATGAATGATATTAATACATTCCAAGCCCACGAGAATGAAGTATATTTAAGAGGAACAGATGAATATGGAAAAGACTTTCAAATCTGTTTTGACTCTTATAACTTTTTAGAATGGATAGATACTGAGCATTTACAATATATAAAAAAACAACTAACTAAATATATTAAGACAAAATAGATGTTAATAAATTTGTTTATATTTGCATACAGGGAAAGCCGAAGCCCTTTTAAGTAGGCACAAAAAAAGAATATATGAAAACAGAAAAGATTAAGGAAAAGTACAATCATTACGGATTAGAAAAAGAAGATATTTTTAAGCATCAACATTTTTTAATCATAACACGCTCTGGGATTGACAAAATTCAAGCTTTAGAGAATATCCTTATTACTTATGAAGTAATAAAATGCGAAAAAGACTTTTGTGTTGTTAAGGCAAAAGCATACAAAGAATCAGGAGAAACAACAATCCAAACATTTGGCTCTGCTTTAAAGGGAGAAGGCTTTAAAGATGGTAACTGCAATACTTGGTATGTTATGGAAATGGCAGAAAAACGTGCTATGAGTCGTGCAGTATTGAAGCTAACAGGCTTTTATGAATTAGGAGTATTTGGAGAAGATGAATCAGAGAATTTTAAAAAGAGTAATAACTAAATAAATAAATAAAAATGGAAGTAACAGGAAAATTAGTAAAGGTACTTGACTTAGAAAGTGGAGTGTCAAAGTCAGGTAAAGAATGGCAAAAGCAATCTGTAGTAATAGATACAGGTGGCGAGTTTAATAACCTTACAGCAGTAAGTGCTTTTGGTGATAAGGTTGAGAAACTTAATAGACTAGAATTAGGAATGGATGTAACTATTCTTTGTAATGTTTATTCA